TCACCGGCAGCGGCTCGACGGGCGTGGCGTGCGTCCGCGAGGGCTTCCGCTTCGTCGGGATCGAGCAGGACGCCGACTACGCGGCTATCGCCGAGGCCCGGATCGCCCACGCCGAGGCGGTGCAGGACAGCAGCGCGCCGGTGGAGACAAAGGCCGTCAAGCGTGGCGCATATCCAACTCCGTCACTTGGCAAGCGGAAGGGCCGTGTCTGCAACATCTGTGGATCGCGGACAGGACCGAGATCGCCGGGCGGGGCGTGGCCCGCATGTGGCCACGACGACTGGTCATCCGTGCCGCTGCTCGCCGACACGCCTGCATCACCCCAGCCCGCCAACCTCTCCGACCTGCCGCTGTTCACGACGGCGGCGGACTGATGGCCCTCGCATGGCAGGACCTCGCCCGCGACATCCTTCGCGACCCCGACCTGTATATCGACGAGCGGGACCGCCGTCGGCTCGGCGCGTTCGCCCGGCGCGTCTTCCCCGGATACGAGTCCGCCCCCCATATCGACGAGCTGGTGGCGGCGCTCGAGTGGGCGGCGTCTACGCAGGGCGCCCGCCTCATCGTGACCATGCCCCCACGGCACAGCAAATCCGTCCACGTGTCGGAGCTGTTCCCTGCCTGGTACCTCGGTCGTCACCCCGACCAGCGCATCATCGCGGCGTCCCACTCCGCACACCTGGCGTACATGTTCAGTCGCCGGGTTCGCAACCTCATCGGCGACCCGCGCTACCCGTTCCCGGATGTGACCGTCGCGGGCGACAAGGCCTCCGTCTCCGCGTGGGACATCGAGGGGACGCGGGGCGGCTACATCGCGGTCGGCGTCGGCGGCTCGCCCACCGGCCAGGGCGGCCAGCTTATCGTGATCGACGACCCCATCCGCGGCGCGGCCGACGCCGACTCGCAGACCGTGCGCGACTCGATCTGGGAGTGGTATCAGGGGACCATCAGGACGCGGCTCGAGCCGGGTGGCTCGATCATCGTGGTTTCGACCCGCTGGCACGAGGGCGACCTGACCGGCCGGCTGCTTGACGCCGAGGCGACGGGCGGCGAGCGATGGCGGCACGTCCACCTCCCCGCTATCGACGACACGGGCGCCGCGCTGTGGCCGGAGAGGTGGCCCCTCGCGGAACTCGACGCGATCAAGGGCGCGGTCGGGACCCGCGCCTGGCAGGCGCAGTTTCAGGGCAGCCCCACCGCCGAGGAGGGCGGGACGTTCAAGCGCCACTGGTGGCGGTTCTGGCACCCGCCGACGCTCCCCCTGCCGCCGGTGCCAGTCAAGCTGGCCGACGGCACGCTGCACCTCTGCCCCACCGTCCCGCTCCCGCCCCGGTTCGACGACCAGCTCCAGAGTTGGGACATGAGCTTCCGGCAGACGGCGGCGGGCTCCTATACTGTCGGCCAGGTGTGGGGCCGGACCGGGGCAGGCGCCTACCTGGTGGACCAGTACCGGGCGCGGGTCGACTTCCCCGACGCGGTCCTGGCCGTGCGGGCGATGGCGGCTAAGCACCCCGCCGCCCACGCGAAGCTCGTCGAGAACAAGGCGAACGGACCGGCCATCGTGGCCACCCTGCGGGGCGAGGTCCCCGGCCTGATCGAAGTCGAGCCTGACGGCGGCAAGGAGGCGCGCGCCAACGCGGTCACCCCGTTCGTGGAGGCGGGCAACGTCTATCTGCCCCACCCGGACCTCGCCCCGTGGGTTACCGCGTTCATCGACGAGGCCGCCGCGTTCCCGAACGCGGCGAACGACGACATGGTGGACGCCCTCAGCCAGGGCCTCGCCCGGCTGCTGGCCGGCGGAACGCACGGCGGCATGGTCGCGGAGAGCTACGCCCATGTGGGCGAGGGCGGCCACGACGATGACGACATTTGGGGGAGGATGTAGCGTGTACGACAATACCGGGGCAACACGAGATCAGATCAACGAAGCGTTTTATGCATGGCGTGGCCCAGCCGTCGGACTGGACTCGATCATCGGCTCACTCGCTGCCGTTATCCCGCCAGGACATGTGGTCGTCAATCGTGCCGATCTAGACAAGCTCATCGACGGCACTCGCTATTACGGCGTCGAGTCTGAGGCGCTTGAGGCGGGACGGCGGATTAGCTCATCGCTCGGCGACGAGGACCCCAACTGATGGCCGAGTCACTCCACAGTCGCATCGAACGCGAGCGCGAGGCCGCCATGCCGGACGCCGCCGACCTCATGGTCTACCGGTCCTACGCGCGTGGACGTCAGGATCAGCCCCTCTCGGCGGACCAGAAGCGCCACCTGGCCGGCCTCACCAAGCACCGGTTCGCCGACAACGTCTGCGGCAAGGTGCTGTCCATCGGGTCAGCTCGGCTCGAGCTGACCGGGTTCGCGGTCGAGAACGAGGCGGTCCAGACGTTCCTCTCGGGCCTGTGGACGAAGACCCACCTCGCCGACCTCCAGTACGACGTCCACTACGCGACGCTCCGGGACGGCAACCACGCGGCCCTGCTGGGATGGCGGGTCACCGAGGGGGTGGACGGCGACGGCAACGAGACCCAGACCGGCCGCGTCACGATCCAGCGCGAACGGTGGTGGGACGGGGCGTCGGGCATGTTCGTCGCCTACGGGGACGACGGCCGCCCAGCCTACGCGGTCAAGGAGTGGGAGGCTGTCGGCGAGTCCAAGCGATCCACGAAGCGCCGGACCGTCTACTTCCCCGACCACATCGAGCGGTACGTCCAGGAGGGGCAGGGCTGGCGGCCGTTCCCGCTCGAGGGCGAGGACGCCACCGGGGTCGTGCCGTGGGTGAAGAAGGACGGCACCCCGCTCGGCATCCCGGTCGTCCACTTCGCCAACGGGTCCGATGACGACGCCCCCTACGGGGTGAGCGACCTCGACGGCGGGGTGATCGGGCTCCAGGACCAGATCAACGACCTCCACTGGGACATCGTCGCCGCGGCCCGGATGGCCGGCTACCAGATGTACACGGCGACCGGGGTGCCGGCCGAGAAGAACGCCGACGGGTCGAGCAAGCCACTCCGGGTGGGGCCCGGCTTCCTCCTCCGCACCGACAACCCGAACGGCCGCTTCGGCGTCCTCCAGGCCGGCGACATGAGCCAGCTGATCGCGACCTTGCGGATGAAGGTCCAGACGGTCGCGGCCAACACGATGACGCCGGAACACGACATCGGCGGCGGCGAGTGGCCGAGCGGGGTGGCGCTGCTGCGGGCCGATATGCCGGCCGTGGTCAAGGCGGAGCGGGGGGCGAGGTCGCTCGGCCCGACGTGGGAGACCGCCATGCACCGGGCGACCGAGATCGCCAACACCTACGGCAGCGAGCGGCTCGACGAGGGGGCATTGATCACAGCCGAGTTCGCCGATCCGGCCCGGCTCGACGCGCTGGCGAAGGCGGAGGTCGAGAAGGTGGAGCTCGCCAACCTGGCCGCGTTGCAGCTGATCGATGACCCGGTCCTGCTCCGGCTGAGCGGGCTGCTGACCGAGGGGCAGATCGCCGAGCTGACGGCCGACCGGACGGCGCGGGCCGCGGTCGCCGTCGGGGAGTTTTGACCGTGGACGACAAGCTCGGGCGGGACATCCTGACGCAGCTACGGCGGCTAGCCAAGGCCCAGGAGCGCATGGCGGACGCGCTGGAGGCCGCCAACGCGGCGGACCTGCTGGAGGCCGCCAACGCGGCGGACCTGCTCGCGATGATTCAGGAGGCGTTGGGGGGCCGTGAGGACGCCACAGGGGCTCAGAATGAGTCAGAAGGGCAAGGCGAGGCCATCGCGGCCTACGTGGCCTCTCTGCGGTGACCGCCCGCCGCGACCTCGCGTCGTCCGTCGTGGCCGCCGACCGCGACATCTCGCGGCTGACGGCCCCGCTCGGCCCCGCCCTCGCGGCCAGCGTCCGGCGCCATGCGGTCGACGGGGTCATCACCGCGACCGGGCGACTCGCCATCCTCCGGGACGTCGACCGGGCCCTCGCGACCGTCTACCCCACGCGGCGCGGCACCTCGTCCAAGCTTGAGGCGATGATCGTCCAACGAGCGCGGGAGGTGCAGGCCAAGCCTATTGCGGCGGCGGTGGGCGAGCTGCGGGGGCGGCTCGCCCCGACGCTCCTGTACTTGATGGGGGACGATGGCTGAGACGACCGCCCCATCAAAGGCCCAGATCGCCGAGCTGTTCGCGGCCCATACGTCGGCGAC